AGAAAAAAAGATGCATTAAATGAATTAGCAGCTATAAGAGCAAGAATAGCTGGACAAAGATCAGAACAATTAACAAATGAAGCAGCATTAGAAAAAGAATTAATTGATTTAGAGACTTCAAAAGCACAAGGAGTTCAAGAAGTAGCACAAATAACAAAATTAGCAAATGCAGAATTAATAGATAATGAAGTAATAAGATTAGAAAAGTTAAAACAAATAGAAGCAGAGGAAAGATTAGAGATAGAGAAAACTTTACAAACAAGAATAGATAGTTTTAAGAAAGGCACACAAGAAGAAATAGATGCACAAAACGAATTAAATAGATTTAAAGCAGAGTCTGATGCAAAGGAAAACAAAAGAAATAAGGAAATAGCAGACGCTAAAGTAGCAGCAGTAACTGGAGCATTAGGTTCACTAGCTAATTTAGTTGGACAAAATAGTAAGTTTGGAAAAGCAATAGCTATTACACAAGCAATAATAGATACATATGCAGGTGCAAACAAAGCTTTAGGTCAAGGAGGTATATTTGGATTTATAGGAGCAGCATCAGTTATTGCAGCAGGTTTTGCAAACATTAGAAATATAACATCAACTAAAGAGCCAGCACCACCAAGTTTTGCGAAAGGTGCAGCAGGAGGATCCGTACCTACTCCAGCAATATCAACTCCACCAGCATTTAATGTAGTAGGTGCAACAGCAGAAAGTCAATTAGCACAAACAATAGCAGGAGCACAACAGAAACCAGTAAGAGCTTATGTGGTTAGTACAGATGTAAGTACTCAACAAGCATTAGATAGAAAAACAGTTAATCAAGCAACACTAGGAAACTAAAACAAAATTATAAAAACAATATTGTAATAATATGGATATAATAGAATTATTTATAGACGAAGAGGATAACGTTTCAGGAATTGACGCAATAAGTATAGTAGAAAACCCAGCAATTCAAGAAGATTTTGTATTCCTTAAAAATCAAGAATTTAAGTTAGCAGAACTAGATAAAGAGAAAAAACTTTTACTAGGACCAGCATTAATCCCTAACAAACCAATTTATAGAAAAAGTGGTGACAAAGAGTATTATATATATTTCTCTAGAAACACTGTTAGACAAGCAAGTGAATTGTTCTTAAAAAGAGCTAAACAACACAGATCTACATTAGAACACGAATCACCATTACAAGGATTAACAGTAGTAGAAAGCTGGATAGTAGAAGGCGAGCAAGATAAGACAAGATTATATGACATGGATGTACCATTAGGTACTTGGATGGTTTCTATGAAGGTAGACAATGATGAAGTATGGGATAACTACATTAAAACAGGTAAAGTAAAAGGGTTTTCAATAGAAGGCTATTTTGCTGATAAACTAGAAAGACCTAACGAACCTAATAAACTTTCAGTATGTGATTGTGAAGATAAACTAGATAGTTGTATATGTAAAAACAAAGAGATACAAAAAATAGAAGAAGATGAAGCTAAAGATTTATTAAGTGCTGTAAAATCTATTTTAAAACAAGAGAAAGATACCTCTGGAGAGACTATAGAGCTAGAAAGCTATAATGACTATCCTACATCTGTAGCTAACAATGCAAAAAGAGGTATAGATTTAAATAAAAAAGTAAATAACAAGTGTGCAACACAAGTAGGTAAAGTAAGAGCTCAACAACTAGCAAGAAAAGAAAAACTAACAGTACAGACAATAAAAAGAATGTACAGTTACTTATCTAGAGCAGAAGAGTATTATAAAACAGGAGACACAGAAGCATGTGGATATATTTCTTATTTATTATGGGGAGGTAAATCTGCAAAGTCTTGGGCAGAGAGTAAGCTTAAAAGTTTAGATCAACTAGACGACCAAAAATTAGCATCTATAGAGATAGACGGTAAAATAGCATATGACACAAAACAAGAAGCAATAATAAAAGCTGAAGAAATGGGATGTGAAGGTTACCACGAACATGAAGTAGAGGGTAAGACTTGGTTTATGCCTTGTGAGACGCATGAGCAAGAATTAAAAAAACCTTGTCAAGCAGGATATGAGATGATAGGTTTTAAAATGAAAAACGGAAGAAGAGTTCCTAATTGTGTACCGATAAAGTAATGAGAAGAAGATATACAGTTCCATCATCAGGAAGAAGAGGGTGTTTATGTAGAGATAGAGATACATATTCAATAGAATGTTGTAATGACCAAGATTACATGGCACAAGGAATTGGTGATATAACAGGACCAATAGGACTTCTGTTGCAAGAGAATGGCGATTATATATTACAAGAAAATAATAGTAAAATAGAATTATAAAAAATGGCAAATAAAAAAATATCAGCATTAAACGCTGCAACAGCATTGCAAGGAACAGAATTGATACCTGTAGTACAAAGCAGTGAAACAAAATACTCAACAGTAAAAGACATTGTAAACTATTTAGTTCCTACTACATTAACGGTTAGCGTAGCAGGTGGTACTGTAGATTTAGGAAGTTCAACTTATACAAATAGTGAGCTTATTGTTCTTACTTGGTCAGGATCAGCAGGAACTATAGAACTTACTTTGCCAGATGCTACAACCACAGCGAACACAAACAGAGTAATCAGAATTATATCTGATACAACATTTTCAACCTCAACGCATGCAGATTTAACACCAGCTTCTGGTCAAACACTAGATGGTTCTTCTTCTGCATATAGAGTTAATAAGGAATATGAAGGTGTAACTGTTTGGAGCAACGGAACAGAGTGGTTTATAATACAAGCTAAAGCTTAAAAATATAACAAACAGAAATTAATTTAATTGTAATACTATGAAAGCGACAGAAATGTTAAAACAAGTAAAAGACCTACTAGGTATGAACGCTGCAGAAGTAGAAATAAATTTAGAGGAGCAAGATGTTAATCTTGAAGAGACTAAAGAAGAAACTACTGAATTAGCTACAGATCAAGTAGAAGAAACAAAAGTAGAGCTTGCAACTATGCAGCTTGAAAATGGTACAACAGTAGAAGCAGAAGCTTTTGAAGCTGGTAATGAAATTTTTATCGTTACTGAAGATGAGAAAGTAGCTTTACCAGTTGGGGAATACACTCTTGAAGATGGTTTAAAATTAACCATAGAGCAAGAAGGTATAATTGCTTCTATGGGCGAAGCTGAAGTGGAAGAAGTTGAAGCTGCAGTAGATTACGCTACAAAAGAAGAGTTAGCGGAAGTAAGAAAAGCCGTTGAAGATATTGTAACTATGATTGAAGAATTAGGTTACGGTAAAAAAGACGAAGAAATGGCTTCTGAAGATATTAAAAAAGAATTATCTGAAGAACCAACAAAAGAAATCTTATCTGAAGTAGAAAAGGTAAAACACAATCCAGAAAGTGAAGAAAAAACACAATTAAACATTCCTTCAAATTCTAGACCTATGAATACTTTAGACAGGGTAATGCAAACAATATCAAATTTTAATTAAAATAAATAAAAATGGCAAATAGCACAACATCAATAACTACTACTTATGCAGGAGAATTTGCAGGCAAATATGTATCTGCAGCTCTTTTAAGTGGAAACACATTGGCTAACAATTTAATTACAGTTAAGCCAAACGTGAAATACAAAGAAGTAATGAAAAAAGTTGCTTCTACAAGTATTGTTAAAAACGGAGCATGTGACTTTTCAGGTCAAGCAGACGTTTTAACTTTAACAGAAAGAATATTACAACCAGAAGAATTCCAAGTGAATTTAGAGCTTTGTAAAAAAGACTACGTACAAGATTGGGAAGCTGTTCAAATGGGATATTCTACTATAAACGAAACTTTACCTCCATCATTTTCTGATTTCTTAATCGGACATGTATCAGCTAAAGTTGCTCAAAAAATCGAAAACAATATCTGGACAGGAACAAACGGAACAGATGGAGAGTTTGATGGATTTATAACTACATTAGGAGCTGATTCTGATGTAAATGACGTAACAGGTACAGCATCAACAGCAGCTAACATTATTACAGAGCTTGGTAAAATTGCTGACGCAATTCCTTCTGCAGCATATGGTTCAGAAGATATGACTATCTACTTACCATCTAATATGTATAGAAACTACGTTAGAGCATTAGGCGGATTTGGAGCATCTGGTTTAGGAGCTGCAGGTACTGATAACAAAGGTACACAGTGGTACTCAAAAGGAGCAGGTCTTCAGTTTGATGGTATTCCAGTTGTATTAGCACAAGGTTTATCTAGCAATGACGCAGTTGCTGCAGAAAAATCAAACTTATTCTTCGGTACAGGTTTATTATCAGATCACAACGAAGTAAAAGTATTAGACATGGCTGATCTTGATGGTTCTCAAAATGTAAGAATGGTAATGAGATTTACTGCTGGTATTCAGCACGCAATCGGATCTGACATTGTATTATACGCAACATCGTAATTAAAGATTGTATAACATAAGAAAGGGTAGGTAGCTAAACTGCCTACCTTTTTTTTTAAAAAATAAAAATAATATGGCTTGTGATTTAACTAAAGGAAGAAAAGAACCTTGTAAAGACGTAGTTGGAGGTATAAGAAAAGTATATTTTACTGATTTTGGTGATTTTGGAACTGTAACAAGTGCA